AGAATAACAGGGAAGAATATTCCGCAAATTGACGCGACTAAACCCCGCCATTTTCCAAGAGAAAAAAGCAATCCTTCTATAGCGGTAAGTATTGATGCAGTTGCTAGTGAGGCCAAAACTAAGGTTGTCATAGACACGACCCTACTGTCTGAATACAACCCTGTCAAGGTGGAAGGTGTGGCCAGGCTCTGGGTTGTCTATGTCTGCGGTAACCCTAAGCTTTGCGTATGCTGCGCCAGAGGTTTCTGTGCTTGTAGCAAATGTAGAAAGGTAGGCCCATCGGTCTGATCTTTGAATGGATGCAGAAGAAGTCCTAGTAATTATTTGAACATCGCTTTCATCATAGAACGTTATGGTTAGGTTATACGTTCCGTATGCATCGATGTTTTCTGGTTTAATAGCAATAGACGCGTAATAACCGGACCTGCTCTCTACTGGAATCTCATCGGAGATGATTCCAAAAAGAGCGTTAGAAGTTGATGTTACTCGGCAGTAGGCAGTTCCGTGAGAGCTGGTATCGTCAAAAAGAGTGCCTCGAGTTACTCGTCTATTTAGAGTTGAGGCAATAGCTGTCCACGTACCTAGATCATTTTCAAATGACGACGCAGGTATTAAAGACTCATCTAGTTCTGGGAAAGAAGACACGCTTTTCCCTGGAACAATGGACCACGTGCTGCCATAAGGCATGACCTTAGACAGGGTAGTAAAAAGTCTTGTGTACTTGTCTGAGTAGGTGGTCCAATAAAGGCTCTTACCACCGTTTCTACTTTCGTATTTAGAGACATACATGTTTACCGCAGTATTTAACAGACCTGGTCTTGTTATAGTTTCAGGAGCTGCCGGATCAGTAAATTTACTTGGAACTCTACCAAATTCAGCTTGTACACCGTCGAAATAAAACACTGCTGCTGAACCGTTTCCGGTAGACAAAGAGATAGTTAAATCAAAAGATGTCTCTCCAGTGTTTAAAACTCTGTTGGCGTGGATTCGAGTCCACTCGTCTTTGTTAGATTCAGTTACAATAAATGTTCTAACTTCTTGATTAGTGGTGCTTATAGAGTAGGTTCCAGCTTTATTACGCACGTAAGCAGAGACAACAACGTCTTCCCCACCTACAGCTGCATAAGGAAGATATACGGTAGTAGATACAGATCCCCCACCGGCTTTGCTTACCTTGCCTTGTTTAACTCCAAATAAAGACGTAACTTCAGATACAGAAGTTAGGGTCGTTCCAGATCCAGCAGTCCAGTCTGTAGTATCTTCTAGAGAAGGATTTGATACAAAGTTTAATACGTTCTTTGTTTCCCATCGGCAGTCTTCTATATCAAAGAAGGTTTCACTGATTGGGCTTGCTGGTGTAGGAGCTCCATCTCCAGTAAAGAATGCGTCAAGAGAAGCGCTTTGTTGGAATAGGGCGGCATCAAAGTAGAAAACATCGTTTATATCTGCTGTGTCTATGTACACAGATAGCTTAGCCAAAGGTCTTCCAGCATCTTGTGAGAAGACTGGAGCTATAGAGCTGACAGACATACGTTGAGCTGCAGATCCCAAAGTAACTGGGTCAGAATCAACTATGTATGGATTAACTGGGTAGTAGCTACCATCGTTATCCGACAAGATGTTAGTTTGTTCGTCAGCGCTTTGAGGAACTGAGTACTCAATTCTTGCTCTTGCAGAATGGGCTGTTCCGGCGGCATAAATACTGAACGTGTAGCTTTTTCCAGGATCTACAGGAATCCAGTCAGATACAAGGGCAACTCTGTCCTGATCAGATGTAGCGGTTAGCTTAGCAACGCAATCTCCAAATATAACTGCAGTAGCTGGGGCGTTAAAGTCTTGAGCTAGTGTTGAGTTAAGAGAAACCCAACCACCTGTCCCACCTTCAAAGGTTGGGTTTGGTATTAAGTTCTCAGACTCTCCAGAGATGACTACTTGTACTAATCTTGCGTCTTGATACTCCAAGCTGTACTTAGCTTCGGCAAACTGAAGCATGTCTATATAAAACTCAGCTTGATTATTTATAGGAGTTACAAGAATTTCTGCCGAAGCATAGTAAGCATTTACTGGAGCTAGCTTTCCGTTTCTACCTGCGGTAGATCCTGAATTAAACTCTTTCCACGTAGTTCCTGCAGTTAGGGCAGAGTTGTAAGACTCGCTAGATATTAAAGTGCCAGACCTGTCGTACCAAGATATCCTGGCTTGTAGCGTTCCTATTTTGTCTGCAGCTTTAGTTCTAACCCACCCCGTAAATAAATATCTTTTATTTGGGGTAATAGGTATGCCGTATAGAACTTTGCTTCCAGTTACGGAAAGGGTTACCGCGGAGTTGTGGCCGTGCACACGAGCAAACCCTTTACTACGAGGTGGGAATAAAAGATCGTACAAGCCAGGGTTAGGTGGGGTTACCACAACTCCTAGTTCTGACAAAGAGTTTGCGTATAGGTGGTGATCAAAATTTCCGGCAGTAGTTGTCCATCTTCCAATAGACTCCTCAAAAGAAGAATCGTTATAGTCAAGAAGAAGGTTATGGCCCACGAGTACCTCGTTAGACCAGTGAGTTAGGGCAGTGGTGTATGCGTTTACTCCAGCTGTAGTACCCTTAACGCTATTGATAATGTTTCCTGAGCCGTAGAGAGCTCTGTGGTATAGGTCTCCCAAAGCCGGCTCAAAATTAAAACCTAGATCTGTGATTTTATTTTTTAAGATAGCTGATGGTAAGAATTTATAGTTAGAGCTCTTATATAGAAGCTCTCCTTCGGCCTTAAATTTGTCATATTCAAAAGCAAAAGCTGAAAGAACGTTATACAGATCGTTTTCTTCAGGCTCACCAGTTGCATCTCCAGGGGCGTTTAGCCATGCTCTAGGGATCCATTTGCTCATCTTGTTTAACGTGTCTGTCTCATCTACAAGAATTGCCTTTGCAGAGCCGCAATTAATCCAGCGTATTCCGTTAAAGATCCAAAAAGAGTAGGTTACTTCTGCACTTGCATCGATTGGTTGAAAATCAATTTTTGCAAGTCTATAGTTGGTAATAATATCGCCGTCTACAAATATTCCGTCGTAAGGGTTATTTGGCGCACCAGCAAAGCTTTTAATTAGTTTCCAGTGGGTAGGTCTACCTACGATAGCTACTCCAACGGGAGTTATTGGTGTAGGCAGGATGTCTGGATTTGTTTTTGTATAGGTAAAGGTTGTTGGAGTAGGTATTGAGGTGATTGTATACTGACCGTTTAACTCTGTTTGAAGTCCATTTATAGTTACGGGAAGGCTGTTAATAAAGTTATGCGGCTCAACAGTTGTTATTGTTACTACGTTATTTGTAAGACTTACCTCCGAAATTGAAGCAAGAATATAGTCTGCAGGATCACTGGTTACGGATCCCCAGACTAAAGAGATAGTCTCATAGTCATACGACCAAGCCCTAAGATTTACGTTGTTATAGACACGGGTGTTCTCTATTTCACCGTATTTAGGTAAGCCGTAAGAACTAAACGAATACTTGGCCATTTACATCCCTGCAAGTAAGAACGGATCAAATCTAACAGCTTCGGCAGTTGCTAGAGCACTATTAGCTGTTGTATTTAAAGTGTTGTACTCTGAGCTGCCTACATATAGAACGTTTGCAGCTGCGACTCTAGGTAGACCTGTGCTGCTTACGTTAAATCCCAAAGTATTGTCAGAAGCTCTAGTATCAAAAAGATTAGAAGAGCCAGAAATAGTTTTTAGAGTAAGTCCAACAGTACCTGCTGCAGGTTGGATTGCATCACCGGACTTTTTAACGTATGGGCTAGATGCTCCAGTTCCACTTACAAGACCAGCTTCAATGTTGTTTAGGCGCTCGTCTAAGCTTGCCCACTCAGTTGTGCTGGAGAAGGTGCCTGCATAGTTTGAGGTAAGGGGGTTTCCTCCAAGAGCCGTAGCTCCCAGAACTATCTGCATAGAGCGTACTTCGTCTTGAAGAGCGTTAACGTGGTCTGCAAGGATCGTGTCTACAAGGTCGATTTTGTTCGTAAACGCACGAATACTCGATGGATATGATGCTGGCATGTTACTTACCTCTTCCTAGTTTTTGGTATTTTCTCACGACAGACCGCCTGTTGTCGTGATAATTAGGTTATCTGGAACTAAATAAGGGATTTGACTTGCGGCTAATGAGATTGTTGCTGCACCGGATCCGTTATCAGTATTTAGCTTGGTTATAGTCACTGACTCAACGCCTTCTATGCCAGCCGCGGTAGCCATAACTTTAGAGAAGGCTATTGTTCTTCCAAAAGAATTCTGTTCAAAAGAGAACAGCTCATTATCGTCTAAGAAGGCCTTTACTATGTTTAACTTTATGGTGTTGTTTCTATAGGCTGGGTTGACAACAACTGATAGAGAGACATATAGAGGAACATACACAGGAGGCTGTGTGCTTACCGTAGTGCCTACTGGAATCTTGTCTTGCATGTAGGAGCTTACAGAGCTTGCTAAAGCAGTCCAAGCTGTACTAGGATTTCCAGCAACTATTCCAGGGGTGCTAGTTCCATCATTCTGTGGTTGGATGTACAGGGTAACTGAACTGTATACAGCCCCAACAGCGTTTATCTTTCCTACCTGTGGCACTTGAAGAGCTAGATACTTATAGTCATCTAAAGTTACCGCACGTTTTCTTGAGATAATTGCTGCTTTAATTTTTGCTCTTAGTTGAGCATTATCGTCAGCATCTGCGCCGCCAAAAGCAACCTCTGGGTTTGTAGCAGTCAAATAAGAGATGGCTTCGGGATCAATATTTCCTGGGATAAACGTTACTTCAGAAATAGCGTTAGAAACTACGTTTCCCGATTCTCCTACGCTTGTCTTATACAAAGCACTAATGAGCTGTCCCGTAGCTGGAACAGCTCCGTTAATGTTATCTCCAAAAATAATAGTTAAGCTTCCATCTTCATTTTGGGAGGTAGTAAATACTAGGTCTGTTGGACCAGAGTTAGACAGGGTGTCAACGTAGTTCCATGGGGCGAAAGCCTGTCCCTGACCAACGTATACGATTAGAGAAGCGTCTACAATACCTACGTCTGAAATTAAGAACTCTTGGTTTGTATCGCCGTTTGAAGTTCCTAAGCTAGAAGGTAGGGGCTTGTTATTGCTTGGGTTGATAAGGTCAGGGCGATCAGTATTTACAGTCTTACCTTCTCTAGCTGTAAGAGATATGGTTTGACCAGGCTGTAGCTGAATTGCTGCCTGTGTAGTTTCAAAATAAACTTCAGTGTATGGACCAAATAACAACGGGGCCATAACTTGAGTTCCTATTGGAATATCTAATGCTTGACTGCTTATGTTTTCAAATAGCACGGCAACAGTAGCTGGTGTTGGTCCTGAAGGCTTGTATCCGTACAGCTCTGCAAAGTTTAAGAGGGTCTCTCTCTTAATTGCGGTGTCCACTGTAGTTTCATTAGCTACTCGGTCTAAGTAATAGGACATTATGTCGCCCATATACGAGAAGGTTTCTACAAGGATGTTACCTAGATCAGATGGGTCTGCTGGATCCCAATCTATTTGGGTACGAGCATTTATAAGGTTTATAAGATCATTCTTTAGAGCAGCAAAGTCTCTAGAAGTATAGTCTATCTGTATCTCATTGGCCATTATGACTCCGTTGCCGTTATAGTTCCGTCTACGTTAAAAATTGCTGTTGACACTGTTAGTGTCGTTAAGGTACTGTTCGGTAGCTGAATTAGTATGGTTACCGTTGCCTTGCCCTCTTGATCCGGAAGAGTAACGTTTATCTCTTCTATAGATATCTCAGGTATCCATACAGCTACAGCGCTTCTTACAGCTTGGTTTATTGATATCTCTAGCTGGTTATCATTTTCATACAGGGCTCTTAAAACATCAGTTCCATATTCTGGAAGCATTGGGCGTTGTCCAGGGCTAGTAGAAAGTAGAGTCAGTAACCTGTCGGTATAGACCTTTACCGGTTCTTCAGTGCCTTGAAGCTCTCCAAGAAAACTTAGTTTGAAGGGGTACGATATTGTCATTGCACTCCTATCCAAACTGGGTATTCAGGGTCGCCCGCAACAAACATAACCCAAACCATCTGCCCCTTGTAAGGAATCAAACGGTGCGGGGTGTGCTCAGCCACTCTGGCTGGATCAGTAGACCGGTTAGTTCCAAAACCTGCTGCCACAGGATCTATGTCTAGGCCCCCAGGAGTTAGATTCTGTTCTTGCGAGTCATTCCAATCTTGCGTGGTATTTGCTATTGTATCGTGAGCATGGGTTAGCTTAAAGGTTGTATCTGGAGTCTTTCCAGTGTGATTATTCGTATGGGCATCGTGAGCAAGGCTTATTACTACAGGGTGAGTATGTGCGGTGCCTGCAGAAGCAGCGCCGCTTGTTATTGTGGTGCTGTGAGTTTCGTGGGTCGCATGAGCCTGCAATAAGTTTGCCACTTCAGAGGCTAAGTGTGGAAGGTGATCTGGATGATTAGCGTTAGCTATTATGGGTAGGCAGGCTCTAGCCCAGCCGGTTACTTCTTGACCGGTAGCTTGAAAGACCTTTACCTTTATTCGGTTTTTCTTTAAAGGGTCTTCTATGTCTTCTACTTTAGCTTCGTATATGCCAAAAAATCTATTTCTTCCTACCGGATCCATGCCGTATTCAGAATCGGCTAAGTGCTTGTACTTCATACTGCCTCCCATTTAGTAGTCCGTTTTACGTTAGAAAAATTTGGTGGTTTTACAGAATAAGGATCGCTAGAAACTATTGTTTCTGGAACTGCAGTGGCACGAGGAGTTACTACAGAAGTAGGCTCTGTTCTTCCATAAGTAGGGGTTAAAGATGAGCCGTTAATTTCTAAAGCGTAATCTTTTAATGAGGAGTCAGCCGGTACTAGGGCTTGTCCTGCAAGTTCACCAGTTATGTCTCGAACCTTAGTGGCTTTTATAGCTTCATCTGAGGTCTCTCCAAGAACATCCGTTCCAAGGTCAAGTTCCATCATGTAGTTAGCTGGAGCTCCTCCAAAGATATGCTTTACTGAAAGAACAGTCCAGTACCCAGACATTCCGTTAGGCAATCCATCTAGATAGATGGCTTCATAAGGCTTTACAGCCGCGTTACCTACAACCACTGCTCTAGCCCTGTATTGATATCTTTTTGCGTCGGCCAGGTCGTTAGCAATATATTTAGATTCAGTTAAGCTAGTTGCTACGTCATATACTTGATGCTTTACGAAAGAGGAAGTAGTTTTTCCACTAGAGTATCTACTCTTCATTGAAGAACTCCTCACTAGGAACTACTACGCCTTTATCCTCAAAATTAAAGTCTTTTAGTTTATGGGTTGTTTCAATAACAGTTCCCGTACGCTCATTGTAGCCTGTAACAACACGATCGACCTTAGCGCCCATTTCTGGAGCAGAGTCCGATATTTGAGCTATAAACTCTAAAAGAGTTCCGTAGCTTCTGTTGTACTTCACAGCAGCTCCGCCAATACCGGAGTCTACGTACTTAAAATATATGGCATTAGGTTTGCTCTTACTGTAAATTCTGTTCTTAGAGACAAAATAAATGGTAGTTCCTTCTGACCTCAGGGCAAATCCAGTCTGCTTAGCTAATCGTCTAAGTAGCTGCCAGTCAGTTTGTCCAGCTTGAACTATGGTTTTTCTGACTCTAGGGTGACGCTGGGTTACGGCTTTCATGCCTGACTTAGCAGCTATCTTTTGAACTACTTGATCCGCAGTCACATTCTTATAAATTTTTTGATCGGTATTCTTTAATACATGGGATGCTGAAATACAGGTTATATCTGTGTTGTTTGAGTCCAGGTCATCTTTAGGATCAATGTCGTATACGTACCCAACAAATACTTGAGATACTCTATCCGTTGTATAGGTAAACTTTACAGGGTCTTCTGAACGAATTATTGTTTCGTCTTTAAAAGGTTTTCCTTTAAAGTGCAGAACAAGTCTATCGTGCTGCTCTATGTCCTGATATAGCTCGGCGCCTATTAAAAGCATCTCTATATCTGGGGTCTTTGGAAACTCAACCCTAAAGGTAGAAGAATTTGCGGTTGACTCATAGACATAGTTTTTTTGAGTATTATTAGTCGCCATATGGGATCCTAATTACTGTACCGGGAGCTATGTTTAAAGGATCAATTACTTCTGGGTTGATTTCTAGAATCTCCCACCAATACTTTGAATTTCCAAGATAAACCTTGGCTAAAGAGCCAAAATTATCACCGTCAACCCAAGTGTATTCAACAAACCTTACAGATCTAGCTTCAGGAAACTTTCTGTATACGGCTATTGTGTAATCTCCAGTATATTTTTGTTTTATCTGGGCTAGAGGACCGTCGTAATATCTAGATACTCTTTCTATCATTATTTACCAGCCTTAGCTTCTTCGCCTGTAGAGCCAGCACGTGTAGCCTGCTCTTCGTAAGCACGACGTACTTCTTCTGGGCTAAGTTCGAGAGATGGGTACCTGATAAAGGAGATGTCTACTGTAGATAGCATTGGAACCATCTCCTGTGTAAACATAACGTGGTTTACAGATAGGGATGCCATAGAACCGTAATACTTTAAGTTATTGTGTAGGTGGAACCAGCAAGGAGTTCCGGTAATATAACCAAAGTCCGAGGTCTTACCGTTATACTCTAATAAGCTAGTCTTACCAGGATCTCCGTTAAGAACTCTATACAAGAATTCAAGATCGTATTCAGTTCCTCTATATAGAAGTCCTTCTATCTCTTCTTTTCTTAACGCTCTAGGGTAGGAGCGACTAAAGTCTCCGCCATTAGCAGACCTTAGTTCAGTCATATCAGCTATTCGGTTTAAGTAAAGCTGTAAAGAAACTGTAGTGTTTCCGCCAAGAAGGTTTGCAGGGTCTTTGCTGTTTAACATCCAGTCTATAGAGGTATTAGTGCTGGTGTTATAAGACAGTGTTTGCGGATTGTACGCAAACCTAAAGCCCCAAAGTTTTACCTCACCTTTTTGAGGCTTATTTAAAGCTGCTGCTCCGTCTACAGATTGATATATCTTGCCCAATCTTCTGTTTCTGTTATCTAGTGCAGTTTGTACGTCATTAATTCTGGTAAATATGGCGTCTCTAGTTCTTTCACCATGTGAAACGGACCTAGTTACAAAGTGATTAGGTGGGTTATATCTAACTTTGTCTGGGTCTGGTGGAAGGGTAATTCCAGTATCTGGGGTTGCTGGAGTATCATCTCCAAAGCATTCGTTAGCCTTTAGAGCAATTACGCGACGTCTTCCAAGCTCGTAGTGATCTATCTTGTCTGGACCAGTGCCGCCTGAAAGAGTGTCTTTGCCTATCAACTCTTGGCTTATGAACGTACCATCAAGCTTGTAGTTCTTTATATAAATGTATCTTTGACCAGACTGTTCTTTAACGATTAGCGCTACCCATGTGTTTGGCTTTACACAATTATTACGAGTTATAAGTCCTTGCAAGCTATTGTATGCAGCTTCACTTAAGATATTTTGAGGAATTTGTGGATCTACTTCCCCTTCGCTAAAATTAATGGTCTTTGGTACACCCAGTATGCTTGAGGCAGGAAGAACTTCTAAAGGCGCTGCCGAACTATTCTCAGCAGTGTTTGGTTTTAATTGAATTAAGAATCTTGGAGTAAAAGTGTAGTTTGGTACTTTAGCGGTAAACCCTACATAGAACAGGTTTTTATCTCCAAACAATTGTGCGTCTGGCGTATCTGTTCTAGCTACTATAGTACCGATACGCAAGTTTTCTGCTACCTGTGTTCTATAGGATTGGGGCACTAAAACTTCAACAACTTCGTCACTTAGTTGTTGAGGAACACCGTTTACTAGTTTCCAAACCCTTATGTCATAGTAGACCTCGTGTTTCCAGTTAACTCTTTTAGAGGGAGCAGTTATGAATACATAGCCGTCTTCTGGAGAAGATCCTCCGCTTCCAATCTCTTCGCGGGCCGCTACAGTCCAATAGTAATCAGACGGGGCATCTGCAATAGTTGAAAAGTTCTGATACGAATACGCCATTAGTATTGACCTAACCCTTCTCCTAGTCTAAGTTTGTTTTCTAGCATCTTTAGGGTATCGCTTGCTAGTCTTTGAGCTTCGGCAACAGAGGCTCTAGCTATCTGTACGTTCATATTAACTGTTACGTCAATCTTTGAGCTGGCGTTGAAAGAAGAGTTTCCTCGCATTACAGCTGTTGCTGCTCCACCGGTTTCTGTAGCAGGAGATGATCCCATAATAGCTGATGGATCTCCTCCACCAATACCTGCATCCTTAGCTACTCTACCTGCATCATCAAGATACTTGGTAAAGCTTCCGCTTGTATATGCGCCCCAAGGCTTCCAATTTTTACCGCCCTTTGATATAGCAAAAGCAATGTTAGCGTTAGTGGTTGGATTAAATAATTCTCTGTTTGAAGCAAGTCCGTATTGTTTTCTACGAGCAGGTCCAAGACCACCAATCATGTTAATCTGGAATAGGCCGTAGGAGTCATCTTTCTTTAAACTTGGGTGGCTCTTGGCGCTAGCTCTTCCTCCAGACTCAGCTAGAGCTACAGCAAAAGCAGTTTTTAAAGCATCTCCTCTAAATCCAGCACCGTAAAGAATCTGCATCAAGCCTTCTCTACTGCCTCCGGCTATACCTCTTTCACTTCCCCTACCTTCGGTATATTCGGTATCAAAGTTATCTTTGTAAGCTTTGCTATTTCTATCTAAGCCGCCAGTCATTCTTTCAAAATTAGTCGGACCATTTCCAAGCATTTTTAAAAGCTGAGATACTGATGGGCTGCTGTACTTTTGACTTATAGGCGAGTCATATTCAACTGGATCTATCTTCTTAATTCCCAGGCTATCTAAAGCGCGACTGCTCATGCCTTTTAAGCCACTTAGTACTTTACTACCTAAGTTTTTAATAAAAGCAAATGCTTTACCAAAGAATCCTTTTGGATTTTCTCTGTCTTGAGCACCAACTCCACCATGTGCTCTTAACTCAAAGTGTAGGTGTGGACCAGTAGAGGTTCCAGCGCCTGGAGCACCTTTTTTACCACCAGATCTAGCTATGACTTCTCCACGCTTTACTCTTTGTCCTTTAGATACTAGAATCCTACTTAGGTGGCCATACAAGCTTGACTTCACGGCGTGCTTAATAATTACATAGTAACCATACTGATTGTGATTTCCTGTTTCAGTAACAATACCATCAGAAGCAGCTAACACAGGGCTTCCAACAGGAAGTGCGTAGTCAATACCTCTGTGGTAAGAACTTATGCCTGGATTTCTTTTAGCTGCACCTGGACGGGGACCGTAATCAGAGCTTATCCTTGTTCCAGGTTGTACAGGCGGTTGAAATACTGGTGCTTCTTTTGGAGAGCTGTCATTTGGTCCACCCATTCCATGAGAGCATCCCATATGGCCGTGTCCGCAATCAGAATCTCCACCCATTCCACCTAATAAGGTTTGACCTAACCCAATACCAGTTCCTATAAGGGCACCAATACCAGTTCCAAGACCAGGGATAAAGCTTCCTATGGCTGCACCTGTTGCTGCCATGCCGCCAATATTCGCTAGGTTTAGTCCGGCTTTTCTTACTCCTGGACTTACCTTTTCTCCAAACAAACCATCTAATGCTTGTGTGCCTAACGCTGCAGCGATTGCACCAATACTTAATTTTCCTTTTGAAGACTTAAGAAGTTTAAGAAGAGCCGCTCTCTTTGAAACAGCTGCTGCTCCGGTAGCTGTTGCTGCTGCTCCGGTAGCCGCTGCTGTTCCAGCTCCAACAGTTGCTGCGGTTCCTCCCGCAGCCATTGCTCCAGTACCTAAGAAACCTGCTTTGCCGCCAACTCCAAGCATTCTTGCAGTTAGTGCAAGCTGTAATGCGCTTGCTCCTGCACCCATTGCCATTCCACCCAAACCAGACAAAGTGGCTCCGGTATTTCCTGCCCCAGGTAGGGTTTGTAAAATTCCTTTTAGGGTCATGAGGCCTTGATTTACTGGGCCTAAAAGATCCGCCATAGTACTGAAGGCATCGTTTACTGAAGAGGTAGATCTAAGAGCTACGTTATATCCGCCAACTAATCCGCCCTCTGTAGCTTCAAGTTTTTTAGCCTCAGAAGTGTTGTATCTAAACATAGATCTAATTGGGGATTCTTTACCGACACCCATAAGATCTAGTGCTCTATTTGGATCAGATAAATCTTTTTTATTTAATGTGCTTCCTTTGCTTGCTCTTGCAATAACTCCCATTTGCAATTGCTGCAACAGATCGGCGTTTCCTCCCGCAAGTTGGCTTAATGTTGCGTAGCCTTTTGATCCTGGATTTAGGACCATCATTGCTTGTTCTTTAGTTATGGATCTATTTCCATACAAGAATCTGTAAGCTTGATTAATTAATTGATCGGGTCTAACTAAGTTTCCCTGACGATCACGTGCACGTATTCCGGCACGTAGGAAGCTCATTGCATTTATTCCTGCAAAAGCCCCAGCTACTTGTTCGTTAGAAGCTCCGGTTATAGCGGACATACCGCCAATTTGGCCCATGATTCTTCGTGAGCTTAAAGTGTTGGCTAAGTAACCGCCTTGATAGCCCAGAGTAGCCGCTGCGGCTGTTGGGCCCATCGCACTTGTTGCTCCGCCACCAACACGTTGATTAGCAGTAGATATGAGTCCTTGTGCGCCCATTCCGCTGAGTCCCGCAAGAGAATCAGCATACATTCTCTGCGTAACCGCAGCCATGGTATTTGGAGCCATGCTGTATGCAAGGGCTGCACCGCCAGCAGCTACTGTACCCAAACCTATAGCTTGGTATTGCCTACGAGTAAATCCTCCTAGGCCAAGGGACTGTCCACCAACGCCGGATCCACCGGTAGTCATCTTTAATAGATGTTCACGGGCAGCTTTAAGATTTTTTTCAATCTTTGCTGAATGGTCTACAAGCTTTTTCATGCCTGTATCAGACTTACCAAAAACTTTTTCTAAAATTCCAGGAAATTCAGAAAAGTCGTCGGTAGCTCCGACCAAATTTTGTCCGCCGGGTGGGACTGCCATTAATTCACCGCCTTAGGTCTACTTATAGCTTTGTCTAACCAAAGCATTCTTTCTCTGAACGATAGGGATTTAATATCGCTTAATGTCCAACCTGGATAATGTTGCGTAAGCAAGCTATACGCTTCTATTACCAAGTCGTACCTTGTCTCACTCTCGAAACAAGTCTGCCAGGGTAAGTGGCAGCGATACCTCCGAATCGCAAGCCTTGCACGTCTTTTTTATTTCGCTAAGTTGTGGTCCGGGGTTGCGGTCTGTTATAGCCTTAATCAAGTCGCGGCGATCTTTAAGGCCTAGATCTTTAATCTGCTGTATGTTAACAACAGGATTGCCATCGATTGACTCTACGCAGCTCTTGAGAAGAATGGTGTCCAGTTCAGCTGCGTTCTTATTTGTGGCATTTACAAGAGCTTTTTGAGCTCCTCCAGTAGGAAGGTTTACCACTACCTTTCCTGCTTTACAGGTTAGTGTGAAGGTTCTGTCCCCATCATCTAGGGTCTTCATCTCCACATCTTTTTTAAGATCTATTTCAAAAGTTTGATCTTCTCCACACTTTGGACATACTGGTCCAACTTTTACTTCTGAACCAAAAGTCGCTATGCGGATAGCTAAAAGAATTGCTTCTCTATCTCCAGCAAGAAGAGCGTCTAATGTTTCTTTATCCGCTTTCTTATCTCCAACTTTTACAGTTGCTCTTTCTAAAATAGTAAGAAGAGCTTTTCCTGGATCCCCGATGCGAGCAATAACCTCTTCATCAGCTCCAGTTAATTCACGAATCTCTGCGGTAGTAGTTACCCCAT